CAACGCTACAGAGGATAATAGCATAAAACGCAAAGGTAAAATGGATTACTTAAATGAACCGCTACTGTCTAGCTCTCGCAGGGCAGTATCAAGTGAATACAATACACGCTCTTCGAGTTTCTCGCCTTCTTTACCAACAACATGAAGCCACGCTTTTTCCAACGGTTTCTGTGGTTGCACCGATTTCGCATCGAACCGTTCCGTAACATACGAAACGTTCTTCCTGTTCTTAACCCTGGTATTGCGGCCCTTCATGGCAGACCGGCGTCTCTTCGCGGCCTTCAACTTGTCACCCTTTAGGCTTTTCGGAATCTTCGGAAGTTGCTTCTGGTCAAGCGCTTCCTTGATCTTTCTCTTTTCCCAAAAAGGATAAAACACGTCGTCGATGAACCAACCGGAAGGCATATACAATGACGTTGGCTCCTCCAACTGCCACACCTGGAACCCTTTAAGCTTTTCCATATCCGGAAACGAAACGCCGATCGTTTTGCCGCCCTCTTTCAACAGCGTTCCACCAATCCGGTTATAGATTTTCCCGGTCAAGCGACCATGAGAACCCTTCCCTTGGGCATTACCAACCGAACCGCTACGCACACCAGATTCTTGCGGACGCAACTTGCTATCCATTATTTGGGAACGATACTCCTCGGTAAGTTCCCTCATAACTTCACGATACATACCCGACGTTTTCCTGGCGATCACACCATGATCTTCGAATGCTGCATGAATAAACCTGACATTCTTGAAAAGCCTATCCTCGAAATCAAGGGCAGCGTCTATGACGGCATCATCATATTCGTCAACCAGAGAACCCCACGAGACTTCAAGGACAACACGGGCCTGCCCTACGGCGAGAGTGCGGTCAATCTCGCGATAGTTTTGTTGCAGAACCTCAACCGGAACGAACATACCGGCCTTGTATGTGACGTTCCGACCAAGTTCGGGACGGTACACATTAAAGGATCGGCCTTTAGGTAAATGTACGTTGTATTTCTGCATCAATCGTAATCATACAGGCCGTCGATACGTTCCTTCAAGTCCTTCAATTCCGTAACCCAATACTCGTTGATCTGACCCGTATCTGACTTGACTATATCCATAGCCAAATCTGACAAATCGTTGACGTTAGACAAAATAATGGAACGAGCGCTCACCTGAACATCGTCAGGTAAATACTCGTACACATTGTTCTCCATCCACGTCAAAATCGTAGCCACCGTACGGCGACTCCTGTTTGCCACAAGATTCTTAGCAAAGTCATTCTGCTGTTGTCTAACCACTACGCACACCTTCCTCAACTACTATTGCCAACGAATTCCAATGCTTCTGCCACGGCTGCGTCACCCTATTTGCACGGTCAGTGAACGCATCTATAACTTCGGCATAGAAAATAATCGCCTTGGCGTCTTGATAATCATAAATCGCAAGACTCGGCTCAAGGATGAAATAGTCCATCAAGTCGCCAATCAATTGCGAACCCAACGCGTCGTCCTCCGCAAAGAAGTCAAACATGTATACATGGGTTTTCTGGAAATCGGTGGTACCCAACTCAATGTAGTCACCGTCCGAATCCCCCACCGACATAGCCAACGTATTCGGTTCTACGGGACTGTCATCCTGCGGAAACTCGTATGTAACAATAATCGGAGCATGTTCTCTGCCAGCAGTGAACCAACCGAGAGAGGCAAGTTCCGTATTGGCGTGTTCAAAAACCGACTCACGCACATACCTATCAATTAAACCACCTCTAACCATTATGTGTCCTCAGATGCGAAAATAGCTTCATAAACAGTCAGGTCATTCAACGATGCGGCTGGCTTCCAATACCGGAACCACCACTTACGCTCAAGGCCGGGACCAATCGTGACATAAGAAGAGTCGGAAACGGTTCCGAACTCTTCTTCGAACATCGTTATCGTCAACGTCGACTGGTTGTATTCGCCGGTACGCTCGTACAACGCCCCCTGGCGACCGAACGGTGCAGCGAATTCGTACACGCAAATAGCCTGTACCGGGTCGGGAGTATCGTCTGATATGGGAGTAGAAGTCCAATCCCACGGCTTATCCGCCGAATCGTGTTCCGCCCACTCAACCTCTCGGTCGAAATAAAACGTAGGACGATCAGCTTCCGTCTCCGGCAAACCCATCACCATTGTCTGACGCCAAACCTCACGCAAATCATCTGTTGGGATAGACGCGATAGAAGAGATGTTGCCTATTTTGTTAGCCATACGACTACCTTATAGATTAAGACGGACTTTCAGGAACGGTCTTAGTCACGTTACGGTCATCGACAACAACTCGTGACGCAACCTCGGCCCTACCAGGGTCCACCGCTTTAATCTTAGCAGCAATTTCGTCACGCAATTTAGGGTCAAGGTCCTGTGCCGCGGCCTCTTCCTTGAACCTGTTAAGGGTCACGACAGAAGACAGCGAACCGACAATCTTTCCGAACTCAACCGACACGTCATCACCGGCCTCAATCGAACCAATAGTCTGCATAACGAAATCTTCAATCTCGTCATCAGTCCACGAATCGGCAGAACTAATCTCTTCCATATTCGTATCCGCAGTTGGCTTGACAAGAACAAACATTCCGTTACGGAACATGTCCTGCTCCGGTGTAGCCGCAGCCCACTGATTCATTTGACGCTCACTAGACGTGATCGTAAATGTCTTCTCGCCACGAATAAGCTTGTCCGACTCGCGCCCCATAATGTCAAGGACCTTTATAGAACAAAGCCCCCTCGACTTACTACGCCAAATCTCTACCTGTGTACTCATTGCTTTCCTCCTAGACGTCCATTACCAATCAAAAGAATAACACATAAATAGAAGAAGGGGGGCAAAGCCCCCCTTACTCCTAACTAGATGTGGTTAACCCTACGGTGTCACGTTGGTATCTTCGAACCTACGGACGCGTTCGACACGATGGAGAACTCCACCGAAGTCCTGGCGACCAAGGTAATGCCAATACCAGTTGTCCTCTTCGACCCATTCCTTCGTGAGAAGGCCACCGTACATTGCGAAACGACCGGCGTCACCAGAGATGACATACATTTCGTTCGCAGGCATGAACGAAACGCCCTTCTCGTCTTTGTAATTGTTCGTCTGAACAATGTTCGCACCACGGTACACGCCGATACGGCCACGCTTGCGAATCTCTTCAAGAGCTTCGTCAGCGAACCCGGTAAATCCGGCGATCTGGTCAATCATCGTGCCACGACCCCACACGGTCACGGAACCATCGCCAGATGCATCGCGCACCTCACGGATAGCCGCGTCGAGGGATGCCTGTGAGACTCCGGCAGCAGAGATATGCTGGTCGGAACCGCCAGGAACAGCCGCTTCGATGAGACTCTTAATGGCCTTTTGAACGCCCCAGTCCAGGCGCTTAACCGCAAGGTTGCGGAGCGTCGAGATTGTTTCGCCAAAGTTGGCCTTAAGGTGATCTTCAAACTCAAAGACGTGGAAGCCCATCGTGTCACGAGGGAGTTCCATAGTCTCTGCGACCATCGCGCTCGCCTCAATATTGCCACCCTTAGCAATATAGAAGACCGTCAGACCAGTATCCTCACGGAGAATAGCTCGATCCTCAAATCCGAGACGACGAACGTCAATAATCGTGTCGTACATCGAGTTAAGCTCAAAACCTTCCCGAATGTTTTCGGTAAGGACACGAGCCATATCGCGACGCCAAGTGGGATCATCCCAATTAGCACGAGCTTCTGCGTTCACCTTTTCCATAATGGAAGAAGCTTCGGCACGCTCTTCAGGGGTCCGGCCCCAGTTATCAATCAGTTGCTTAGTTGCACTCATAATGTGGCGTCACCCCCCTAGACCAGCATCGTGGCATCAAGGATGCCATAGGTGTTATCGGCAGAATCTACACGGAAAACGGCCTCAGCCGCCACCGTAGTCACTGCCCAATATTTATTGACTTCATCCCAACCCAGGAGGTCGCCTTCAGCGACATCGCCTGTGCCGTCATGACCGAGATTGCCGACCATGACGACCTCAGCACGCGAAGACGCGTAATTAAGGCCAGGCTCAGTCGTATCAGCCTCGGTGTTTCTGAACCAGACCTTTAGGCCGGGACCCGAAATGACCTGAACCATGCGTCCGCGAGGAGCAAAGTCCATATCCATCGGAACCTGACCGGCAGCAGCACCGTAGGCTGGATCGTTATAGTTCTGAGAATCTGCTTCGTAATGGAGGATACCAATTAGTTGACCGTTGATGCCCGATCCGCCGACGCCCGTAAGGACGGTAGCTTCACGCACATATTCGGGACTAGCAGCGTCTTGTTCAACAGCCAGACCCAATCTAAGGTCTGCAGCCGCGGGAGAGCGCAAGCGCCCCTCACGGACAATGTTGGTGAACCGACGGATACCCCAGTTACGAGTTCCTGTACTTGAACCCATAATGCCTCCGTTAAATCCGACTCAAGAAGGCACCGAGAACACTGTCGTCCTCGTCGTCTTCGCTTGCAATTTCGCGAGTAATGTCAAGAGCCGTTTCCGGATCATTGTCATCATCATCGCTTTCGTCAGAAACTGAAGCAGACTCGTTAATGGCTTTGAAGTCAGCGAGGGTTTCATTGAAATCCTCCTCCGACATTGCAGCCCACCGCGCCTTACGTTGCGCAAGCTCATCGTCGGTAAAAGAAGTCACGTCTTTAACGAGAGCGGCCCGCTCATCGCCCATCTCGGCAAGACGCAGGGCCTCGTCGCGATCGGTAATGTCAGTGTTAAGAGTTTCGATTTCCGCATCACGGGCGGTAATCGTCTCCTTTGCCTGCTCCAGTTCCGCACGAATCTGAACAAGTTCCTTGTCCAACTCCGTGGTGACTTCTCCAACGGTCTTGTCAACGGACGCGGCGACGAGACTATCAACCTGTTCCTGGCTGTAGATACTGTCGCTCATGTGTTGTTGTCCTCCGCTAGAGGCAATTTGTAGGTCATTACAAAATGGACAAGAATCGACATCATGAGATGCTTCCTCTGGTTTGTGTTCCAAAAGAAAATCGTGAATAGACTTTTTATCCATGTGTATTTAACCCTCTACGTTCAGTAAGGATAACACATGTTAGGGGGTACGCGTCAAATTTCAGTTGAAGTAACTAGAGCCATCAGATTTTCCCACTCATCCTTTTGCATGTCATCGTCAAGGAGAGTGCTATCTGCATAGGCAATAGTGAGGTCTTTAGCTACTTCCGTAACATCGGCGTCACGCCAAGCCGGTGCTTCTGGAGGAAAGATAAGTGCTCCGCCAACAAAAGTTGGATTAATCAACCGGCGCGGTGCAGTCTTGCTCGCCTTCAAATGGTCGCACGCAAGCTCGTTCGGAGTACCCCACGGGAATGTTTCACCGCAAGTCAGACACTCTTTCGCTTCCGCGACGCACTCCATCGAGAACCACAATTCCTTGTCGTCGTAAGCTTGACGCACGGTTGATGCCATTGCGGGAAAGTTTGCTGCCCACACGACACCGAGCGCCTGAATCTCCGGATGTGATTCTTCGGACGCAACAGTACGGTTAACAATCTTTGAATCAACGAACGTGCCCACTGGGCGCGACCATTGATGCAACGCGTTCATCGGTGTGAATTTGATTGACTCATTCCCGTGTTCCAAATCTTCAACAGTCCAAAAGTGACCGTTCTTATTCGGAATACCAGCCTGTACGAATCGACCGGCAATCCACAGATAGGATTCGTTGATCTTCTCTGCCGGTAGCGCCGATGCGATTTCTCGTGGTAGCTGGTCCGGAGCGGAAATGATGTGCGCTTCCGCTGTCGTGAAAATCCTGTCATTATGTTCAATGGTGAATGTATCCATTATTTCTCCTCCTTCTCCTTGCGCGGTTCCTTGTCGCCGCTGCCAGGAGGACGCCCGCCAGTTCTACCCGACCCGTCAGGTGTTGCCCCACTCTTGGATGCAAACGGAACATTCGTAGGCGTAAAGATTTTGTCGTACTTCTTCTTTTCCCTCTCGCGCCTACGCGCTTCAAGGTCCTGGTCGAAGCCGAGTTCGTTGAGAACCGTTTCGCGTGAGATATCTCCACGGTCACGAAGTTGCTGCGTGATGTTCGCAATCGCTTCGTCCATTTCGAGTTCGATACGAGTCGGCGTGAATTCGATTTTCGCGGTGGCGTCCAACAAATCCTCGTTCCGATCTTGAATCGGTTTAAGGACTTGTTTCTCCACATCTCTCTTGATCATGTGACGCTTCGACGAGATGCCACGAGCGACAAGCCGCCCGAGCGTCATGGCGTCATCGCGACCCGCCTCAGGGTTGGGAGTGAAGAACCCCCACAGCCTCATGGACAGGCGACTGTCGAGCACGCCCCACTTCTCAGAGTTGAGAACGTGGGTGATATCAGGTGTGATGATTTCGATGGAAAGGCGATGGTCAGACACGATGACCGGCGACTTACTCACGGTTTTGACCTGATTGAAGATCGCATCAACCTCTGAGGTCTGCCGTACGGGGTGCGCGTCGGTGCCTTTCTTCACAAGCACGATGAAGTTCGTGCCGGAGAGCAGGAACGCACGATCCATAGCCCGCAACTGATTCTTGAGGTCGAGGAGCGCGAACAGGGAACGCATACGCAGGCGAGGCCACCTGTCGTACGGGGCCTTAGTTAATGAGTGCATCCACACATTATCTGGATTCAACAAAAAGAGACGGTCAACGACGATTCCCTGCTTGACGAGCTGCCTTTCCTCAGACTTCGACGGCTTATATGGTCCGATGAACAATTCTTGCACGATGTCATCATCTTGTGCTGGAGAAGAACCCGTGTCGACCAGTAACGCCATGTCGGAGTCAGATGCCTGCCACGCCAACTTATAGTTGCCGAACGGGTCGGGGTCTACCGGCACCACACGGGTCGGGTCGAGGAAACCCAGGTGAACCGGGGTGGTGACGATCATCTCCTTGCGGCGTTTCCGCTTCTCGCCCTTACCTGTGACCTTGTACTGCTTGAGGCCCCACCATTTGACTCCGTAGTAGTGAGACACGGTGAACAGCTCGCGCCATGCTTCACGAATCCACTTGTCGAGGTCGAGGTCTGCCATGATCTGATTCCAGACGTTCTCCTCGTCGAATTCCTCTGACTGTACACGGATTCGGTTAAATGCGAGTGACTCGGTTGTATCGAGTGCATTCGAAACAACGTCATCGTCCAGAGCGTTGTAACAAAGTTGCATCTGATCGTAGATTTTCGATGGCGTGAGGTATTGGTCACGTTCAAATATTTGCTGCCGATTCCTGTTGTTCCGAGAGTTGCCCTGCACCTCTTCGGCCCAAGCGCCGAGAGCACGCGTAATCGAACCCATCTTGGAAATCTCAGAGGTCGGGTCGTTGACAGACGCCATGACCGTTTCAGGGTCCACCTCTGACGAAACCATGATCCCGTCCGTACCGATAAATGCTTCGTGTGCTGATCCGTCTAGTTCGCTCATCGACTCAACTCCGATTCGATTCGTGCTACTTCGACCAGTCGGGAGGAACCCTTGAACATGAATTCAAGTAGTTCCATTGTCGGCTGCAGCATTTGTGTACGGAAGACCTTAAGCCTTCTGTCTCTGCCCTCGTTGCGTAGACAGATGACTTTCATTTCTGTGCACCTAGCCATGTATCCCATGCATGTCTCGATGACTACGGCTGGGTTCTCAAGATGAAGGGTCGCGGTGATGGAAAGCATCGAAGCTATCTCGTCTTCAAAAGTGTCACCCTCAGCCACATTTATTTTAGCGGGACCTGTCTCGAACGTTTTTACCGTAAGTTGCATATAAAGATGATAACAGAAACTAAAGGACCCTTATCTCAATAATATCTATTTCTTCTTTCATCTCTTTCACGGACTCAACGAGGTTCATTTCGTAGCCAAGTACTGCCATACCACCTGCGTCGAGTGTGTGGAACGTACCCCGCGCGTATGACTTCTTGCCGTAGACAGATGTCTCTGATTTCTCTCGCACCCACGTTTGGCCCTGCCATTCACCCAACATCTCCGTGTCATACGGCAGAATGAGACGCTTCGTGTCGACATAGGTTCGGAGGGAGTCATAGGCGTACTCTTGAGCGACGGCTTCGATTTGGTACTTCGACGGGTCTTCCCAATCCTCGTGGTCATCCCATCCGACAACGATCTTCTGGTTGAACGCGTAACCCATGACCCGCTTGGTCCATGAATCTTCTTGTGCCAACACTTCCTGATAAATGGGAAGACCGAGTCCCGTACGATCCAATGTGAACCTACGGCACTTATAGAAGTCCATGATCTTGCTGATTGCCTTGCGTTGATCTGCGGACGAAATACGTTCGAGGTGGAAACGTGAGAGCAATCGCAGGGCAGTTTCGCCCGGCTGTCCCTTTTGCGCTTTCTTTACCTCTTCCCCGAATACCAGAATCTCGGTCGGATGATTCGTCATCCCGATATCCATTCCGGCCCAGGTTGCCTTGTATTGGAGGTGCGAACGGGGCGGGTCGATCATGTCGTAGATGCTGATTCCGCTGTCGCGGATCATCTCTTCGATGATTCTCAACGAATAGTATTCGTTGTTATAATCTGATTGCTCGTTGTCGTCCACGCACTCCATCAGGCGATGCAGGACGAACAACGGATTGGTTGCGTCACCGTGGAGGCCAAGAATGTTCCTGCGGTAATCCGCAGAGTCACGCGTACCGTACGCTTCAATCTTGTCTATACGCTCTTGGTCGGTCCAGTTCGGACGATGCATTCCCGTCATACGCCACACAGACCAACCACTATCTGGAAGAGAGTGGCGATAGAACTCGTCCCTCACGCCACGAGCCACACCATGCGCACGCCACTGAGCGTCTTGCTCGCCATGCCGAAGCGTTTCAACCAATTCAATCCACCCAGGCAACGGGTAATCCTGTGCCTCGTCCATCTCCAGACGCAAAGGGTGAAGACCCTTCACGCCCTTGCCGTCCTTCTGTGGGATGCGACCGAGAATCTTCGCCCCGTTCACAAAGTCCACCTGGAACGGACGGTGAGTGAATCCACGGCCATGACGCGACGGCAACAATTCGTTGGTCAAACGTATGTCTTTTAGCCGGTCTTCCATACGGGAAGTCAACGGATTCAAGTGAACAAGCTCAGGGGCGGTAACAACCATTTCCGCTCCGGGGTGTGCAATCGGGAAATGCCAGCCACGGATAATGATGGACATGGTTTTGCCCACAGCACGGCCACACTGGTCGATGATATGGGTTGACGTATCTCTCCACCACGAATGTTGGAAGTCCCAGGCACGAAAAATGTGTTCGTCGTTTCCCGCCAACGGGTCTTGCCACATCATTTCTGCCAGGTCGATTCCTGACCCGTCTTCGATGAGCGCAATCAGATACGATTCTTCTTCATCCGGAATGATTGAACTTACAGCCACACGATCATCTTACACAAAATTTGAATCTTGTCTTGTTGAACGCGTGATATGATGAAAGGTACACCCCAAAACCATCGAGGAGTGTATATGCCAACCGTATGCGTTTACTGTGGAGCGACAGCACTTGTTCCGTCCGGAACATGTCATGTCTGTATGAATTGCGGCGAGACAACCGGATGTTCATAGGGAAAAGGGAGAGGCCCTGAGGCCCCTCCCTATGCTGGAGTTTTCCCTTATCCCGTTAGGGAATTACTCGAAAACGATTCGCCCGCTTTTAAGGCGGACAGCTTTCGGCTTGTCAGTTTCCGGCTTCGGCTCAGGCGCGGGGTCCGGCTCCACAACGGCTTCTTCTTCGAGTTCTTCGTAGTCCTTATCATCAAACACGATGAACACTCCTTTAATATGCGACAGTTTCAAGTCCTAGTGAATTGTAGATAGCATAACTGGACTGTGCCAATCCGTCCATATAGTAGAACGCCGAGGCGGAAACGAGTTCCGAATACAATACTTCGTATTCGTTCAAACGCCGTTCGAGGGACTTAATCAACTCTCGCAGCACAGTAGCTGATACCTGTTTCTCATACTCAAGAGGCCCAGCATGGGCACGCATATTCTGTGCCAGGTCGAACGCTTTACGTTGGATCATCCGGAAGCCCGCGATGATTGCAAGAAACATCTGATCCATCTCAGCGAAATCGTCTTCGTTATCGTTCGTGATAAACCGTCCGGATTCGGGTGAGGTCAAATCGGCTCCGTCAATGATCGTCCACCCCTTGAAGACTCCGGCGAGTCGGCCTTCCCAAAAGCCGTCTTCGACGTATCCGAAATAGTCGCCTGGAAGCGCGTCTGGAAACAATGGTGCTCCCGGAACATTTACCTCACGTTGGAGGACGGGTACAACGTCTGCAACTGCGGTAGCCATTATGGTGCACTCCCTGGGCCGTCATACACGGAGTATATGAAGAGGTCCGATTCGTATTTGTTAGTTCCGTTAGATGCCCACATCTGCCCTGAGTACGCTGACGGTTCGGCCATGTCATTAGCAACCCACGTATATTTAACCCACCCGTCTGTTCCGTCGGTAACGAACTCGATAGTTCCGTCACCCAAAGTAGCGGTGACAGCGGGGACTGCCTCGATGTTCATAGACAGCGTTGAGAACCCGGTTAGGTCAACAGCCAAACCGTCGAAGTCTAAGTATTGATGTTCGATGGGCGCAGGAATAGCACCAGCAGCGAATGCGCCTAATTCGATCTTTGTCGGAGATGCCATTATCTACTTCCCTCTACGGTACTGGATACTTTAGTCGCTTTTGCGCGGGTCGACTGCCTATCTTCATAAGCTGCGGACGAAGCAAAGCGATTGTATTGTCGTGACTGGCGAGTCAGGTCTTTGAATCTGGTCGACTGTGGGTTAACCAACGTCATGTACGTACACCCTCAACTATTGAACTGACGGGACTGGGCTTACCGCGGGTAGAGGCACGCATACGGAGACTGTAAAGGAATATTGGTCCACCCAATCCGCCTGTCACGTACGGGCGTCTCGGGTTTCTAATTCCCAGTCCACCGCCTGGTAGGTGTTGATAAATAAAATGGTTCATGACCATGCAACCAGTGTGAGCATTCCGGCTTTCTCTAACCCTGTCTTACGGTAGCCGATGGTTCCGGCAGCGTCTTCCCACGCGTCGGCTTCCCATCGTTTCGTAACAATTGTGTTACGGAGAATGATTTTCCCTGGAGTCGTGGACGGGTCTGGCGAAACCTCGGTGATGTGTTCCGCCATTTTCTGTTCATTCGTCAACTCCTGTTCAGTAAGGAGCAAATCAATTTTAGCGTCCATCAACGCGATGTCAGTTTCGATGTTGAGAAGAGCCTGTGATTCCTCGGTGGTTAGACCCGACTTGTCGGTGATGACAAGTCCAGCGGAGTTGCCTGGAATCACGGTGACACCTGGCGTCGGTACGAGAATACCGTTTTCAACGTCGAAGATATCGTTGTTGGATTCCGCGATGCGAACAGAGTACGGGCTTCCCGTATTCTCAAACTCGACTTCGCAAAGCATGAACACCGCATCGGCATAGTTCACACCGACAACGGTGTAGTCAGGGTTATGGGCTTGGATATCACTGAACACGATACCTGTCTCTGACCATTCCTCGCTTTTCAGGTCAGCCCAAAACTGCATAGATTTTAGTTCGTAGAGCGCACCAGTAATCCACGTCAAGTATGACTGAGGGATTGCCACCCGCGCCTTATATGGCGGATTCGGGTTCGCCCCAATCCAATCTACTGTAATGGGCATGGGTCACGCCTTTTCTGCCACTTGTTCCGTCAGGACAGCCAGCACGGATTCTGTTTGTGCGCGTGAAACGAGTAGCCCCATGACCTGATCGCTCAAGGTTGCAACGGTGGATTGTACGCTGGCGAGGAACATCGTCTGTTCCTCGAACTTTGCGTCTGTTTCTGCTTGACGTGCTTGTAGTTTCTCGATTTCTGCAAGGAGCGCCTTTGCGTTCTTTACACTAACTATTTCTGCTGTCGTTCTTTCGTCACTCATCTGACACCAACTGTACTGTCGTCGAATATCCTGTCGTATTCGATATTGTACCCACAATCTTCCCAGTCTTGAAGAGACTGCCTTCAGACGACGACATTCTTGCCCACCCCGTAATCGGCTGTTCCTGGGTGAAGGTGCGGCTATCGGTCGCTATACCCAACGCGTTCGTTAGGGTGTTAAAGATTGCCCCAGTTGCTGTAATCGTTCCAGTAGCAGGAGTGTCCGGAGATTCCGTCACTATATACGAATACGAGCCGTCGTCGATGTAGGTAACCGTCGCAGCTTTGTTGTAATCATCCTGGACTGCATCCCTGATTACAACGATGTTACCCGTAACGAATCCGTGTGCCGCATGGGAAACGGTTGCGACCGTACCGGAACGCGTAATGGTCACGATTTCCTTGTAAGGCAGGTCGCCCGTGTTATCGGACGCTTCAAGGAATACGCGTGCGTTTTCCAGTTCGGTTCCCTCGTCATCAAGAACGGTGATTTCTGTAGTCACTGGGTCTACAACAATGGTGGTCGTAGCACTCGTACCATTCCGATATGTGAAGTTACCCGTACCGCCGACAACATAGATAGTGATTGCCTTACCGGAATTGTTGTAAATCGTCGAATCGTTGTTGCCATGCGCCGCGTTGTAACCAGTGGTATCCCATCCGGTCAACGTAATTTCTGACGGAGTGTTCGTTCCGAGTTCCATCGCGTGCGTCGCGGCAGTACCTTTCTCGAACGTCATGTTGTCAACTTCGCCATTCGGGTCAACCGCAATATCGTAGACCAGAGCCGCTGTACCTGCCGTTCCTTCATATCCGACAATAGAAGAATCGGACATGTTGGAACCACCGTGCGTGATTTGATCGCAACCACTGAATGCACTTGACACGGTGCTGTTAGACAGGAAGCCGAATGTGCTCATGTCAATGAACGTACAGGCGGTCAGGTCAACGGTTGCGTTGTCTATGACCTCAAACGTGCCGGGTGAGAGAGTGCTAAGTGACTGGATCGTGATGCTCGTCCAGTCCACAACAGAAGACGCATTGCGAACTTCGATCGCGTTGAAATCAGATTGAACGAACTCGGTATTGTCGATGATGATGTTCTTGTTGGAATCAACAAAATTGACTAGAGCGCCATAACCCAACGTCATCAGACCCTTGAACTTGAAGCCTGACTCAATTGCCTGGAACAGCCCCCATCGAGCAGTAGTGACATCATTCGTTGAAGCCATGCCAGTGAAATTTGCATAATTGGCAGCTTCACCCGCTGCGACACGAATTTCGCCACGACCATATCTGAAAACGTCAATGCCGAGTGGGTTACCTTTCGACACCTTCGTTAACACATTCGCTCCACCACCAACCACATAGAAATCAGTGGCTGTGCCGTTCGATTCGTCGCCAGCTATTTCGGGGTCAACAGCGAAATTCTGCCATCCGCCATACGGATACAAACCGAATTCTTTACCACCGACATACCAAATCTTCTGGACAGAATCACTAGAGCCAGCGATCATCACCAGCCCACCATTGGCCTGTGTAGTAATAGCGGCAGGCGCTAACCAAATGATCCACCCAAATAGGTAATCACCCGAAGTCCAAGTACGGGTAGGGCCAGTAGCAACAATGCCCGACTTTCCCGTTGTATTCATCGTCAGCGACCCGTGAGTAACGCTTTGAATAGGAAAGTCTTCGTCGTCATTGACTGGCGACCTACCGGCCAACCAGCCGGTAGGTTCGAGCACCGTAGGAGAATCGTTGTCGAAATCGACAATGGTTGTCAGGTCAGTTGTATAAGTTGGCGCGGCCATTCAGCCCTCCCGATTACTCGTCAGGGGTGCGAATGATGGTAATACTACCCCCACTAGTGCCGACCGCTGACGGTGACTCAAACGTCTTAATCGGCGTAACCCCGCCGTCACGGCCACGACAGAACAACGGTCTATCCGCCGCATCGTAAATGAACTGGAACGTTTCGTCGGCGGTACCGGCGAGCTTATCCAGATACGAAATGAACACGTCAGCAAGGTTCGCCGCCGCGGGCATGTCGGAACAGCCCGTGAAATCCGTACCCGAGAAACCCGTATAGGTAACCCTCTGGAACGAAGTGCCATCGAACACACGGAACGTACCCGTCGTAGGCGTATCAGCCGGAATAGTGCCAGTCATCGGCACGGTTGCTTCGCCGCCCGTATGGATACCGTCAAGTGCCAACTGTGCCGTATCCAACAGTCCAGCCGTGCGTGGACCGACGAGAACATAGTCCTCGCCAACTTCTAGGCCGGAGAACGTCCAGGTGACAAGGTTCGGAGGAGTCTCAACGTCACCGTCAAGGTCCGTAATCGAGTCAGTGTTCGTAAGGTCGGCTGCAGCAATACCGACACCATAAGCGCCGAGAATCGAACCGACATAGGAACCGATATAAGATTCCACGCCGAGTGGACGTGAGGTAACGGTTGTGTCCACCGTGGCCGTAGCCGTCGACACGCCAGTGATCACCTGAGTATCGGTCGGTGCAATACCCGTCAACAGTTGAATCCACATCTTCGTTCCGGTAGTTGTCGAATCAATCGCCAACATCTGACCAGTTCCGCCAGACCAAGTAACGCCCTCAACGGGATCAAATGTTCCGGTTGCGGAAGTAATGTCAATCTCGTGCGTGATGCCACGGAACAGTTCGCCGTCCATACCGAACAGCGGTTCGGAAGAACCGTCCTGCTGCGCCCATTTAATCCACTCGTAAAATTCTTTACGGTCAACGGCAGGCGTTGTCAGGTCCCATTCCGAATAGTACGGCTGTGGACCGGAACCATTCGACAGGTCAATTGCGTTGTAACCGCCAGAAGCATGAGTCGCGTAATCGAGTGCCAGAGCAGAAATAACACCTTCGGATGTCTGGTTGAACACGTCGGCCTGAATGTTTCCAGGGGCGGCAGGCTGTGACGCCAATGCGAGAACGGTTGACGCTTCACGATACTGGTCACCGAAGTTGCGGGTCTGAACGCGTACACGCCCACCGTCGATGACGGCACCTGCATCCATCGTCTTGACGAGAATCTGTACGGCGATACCGAGAGTCGCATCCGGATTGTAGGACGTTCCCCAATAGCCGGTCAGTACAACGTTGTCCTGAATGACCTGCGGTTCCGCGGTGAACGAACCAATGATCGACAAACCAGAGTAACGCACCTGCGTGCCGCCCGAATCCTGGGTGATAGAGCCACCGTAAAGGAACTGTGCCGTAGTGTCGTCAATATTGTATGTCGGCCCACCATCACCCGAATGGTCGTTCAGAGTAATAATCTGATCCGTTGACCTATCAGATGGGGTGAACGTAACAATGTCCACAACGTCATTACCAGTTGCCTCCGCGTTATCTGCCAGATCACCAAGATAACGATGAAGGTCAATGACAGGATAGTTTGTCACACCAGCGACATGTCTAATGTCTCCGGCAGCGTTTGTTGAAAAGTCGTCAGCGAATGCCATTAGACGCTCCTATGAATACTTAAGTCGTCATGTAATCATACACGAAAAACCGTGGAACGCATAACAGCAAGATACAGAAAACTATAAAAAAAGTGCCTATCTGCGGGAACCTGGGGGACGAACAGTTTTATTTAAGGTTACTTACAGTCCCAGCACGGATTTCCCAGGCGATAGACAACTGCCCTTTGTCCACACTTTACGCACATTGTTTATAACTGCCTGTAAACGCAGTGAAGAGTCCCTCCGCGAGATAAGAGGAACCCTTCACTGTTCGACGATAGGAACCGGCTAGTTACCAATGACGCCCACCCTGAACGTCGACGCGGCGAGGTCAATAGCCCCGACCGTCACATTAGCCACACGCACCGTAACGGTTTCCGCCGCGGACACATACGCCATCGCGACTAGTCCGTCGTCGAAAGTTGTTGGAACGCCAACGAATGCGAACGCACCGAGCTTAGCCCCCGGAATGGTGGCAGTAAGTTCAGCAGACGTATTCGCGGCGATGCTGGGGAAGTTGAGAGTCACGTCAACAAACGCTGTTCTCTTTCCTGTTGAAAAAGCCATGAAAATATCCTTTGTGTCTAGACGATAGAAATTATAACCGAAAATACCACAGAATGCTAGAACCTGTGCTACGATCATCGACATGCCGTAGCTTTCAGTTCATAGGTATAGGAAGTCCTGGGACACGGATTCGGCGGGAGATGCTGGAGAAACCCCGTTGTCTGCCCCAGGCTAGGGAACACAAAACCTTCATTCCCACCTTATTAGTAGGGGAAATCTATGAACATTCATATACAAGAAACTACTCACGGCTGGCTCTTAGAAGTAGATAACCGCTCCATCGGTATCCACCACTCTTGGGAAGCTGCCCTCCGCGACCTCAACCGATTCCTCGCAGCAAATCCTCCTGTCCAGCGTCTTCGTTTTACATAAGTGCCGCAGGCACGGCAGGGGGTCCAGGGGGGCGGCCCACAAAAACGAGCGTAGCGAGTTGCCCCCCGGTCCTACAATCCCTGCCTTGTAATTAACAGCTCTTCTCACAAGATACGCCTTGTACCACAACTTTCATGTATACTGAAAATATGGCTGAAGCAGGATCAACAACATACGCGATACTCGAATCCATATGTGACTGGTGGGGTAACCACAGATTCGGTCCCACTATGGACGAAATCAACATCGACGTTGGACTCTCCGGACCATCAGCAGTTCACTTCCACCTCAAGAAACTCGAAGCAGACGGCCTCATCGCCAGGATTCCCCGCAAACACCGTTCTATCCGATGCACCCACAAAGGCGCGCGACTTGTAGAACTCATGCGCGAATTCGAAAAAGAGGATCAATGAAACTCACGGTAGATACGAAGTTCGATACGAACAGGCGTACGAAAACAAAACATGAGATAGAAACGGCAGAGGTGGCTCTCATCTTTCAAGCATATGAAGAAAACCTCTCAGGACTCATGCGCGTTGCCCGCCAACTAGTAGACGGCGAACTACCAGACCAGGCAGAACAGGCAATCTACGAACGCTATCTATCTGCTCGTGAAATGTTGACCGAGATTCAAGACCAGTCCGAAAAGTTTCAAACAATGCTGATGGTTATAGAACATGACTTACTGGAAAGACCAAGAACGACGAATCAAGAAGATTCTTGAAGACCGCGGCTGGGTATCCAGACGCAACCCAGGGTCAGGGAATCTTCCTTTTCGTGAGTTCAAAAACGATGTCCATGGCGAGTACCGTGGCGGTGCCCTATCTGTTTCCATAGATCACAAATCTACGAAGGGGCAGAAGAGTATCTCCATCAAACGTAGCGATATGGACAAGTGTTTCAAAGACGCGGAAGCGAACGACGACTTTGGTATCGTTACATGGAACTACTATCAGAAACACACCGTCTATGCGGCTGTCCGTTTAGACCAACTGCTTGATCTACTGGAGGAGAGGGAGAATGGATAATATGGAGTTCATGGGTAAGGAAGTTGTTACTTCCGAACACATTCCGGAAGGAACGGTCTTCCTATTCGACAAGGACAAGATCGCGGCGTGTACGGCAGATATAGAGAAGCTCTCGAACGAAATCATGAAGATGGGTAACACGATAACTACGGACCATACGCTCCAGAACTTCCAGGAAGCCATCGCGAAGCAGACGGCTGAGATGACAACAGAAGATTATTACGCTGCCTGGGATAGCCATAACGCCTGGGCCAATCCCACGGTTGGCGGAAAGTTGGGAACCACGTCAACAACTACGTCTCCGAATACCGGAACCTGGAATGTTCCCGGTGGCGGCGAATACCGGAACCTGGAATGTTCCCGGTGGCGGCTCAGGTACCTGGCACATAACCGACCAATCCACCAAAGACGCGTTGTATAACGGCGGCTCAACCACCTACCCAGCCGACTACCCATTAGTTGCCCGCAGGTGCGCCCTCTGCGACAGTGAAACCGAGAACATGAGCCTACTCGGAGACGTTCACTGCGACCTCTGCATTGCTGCCATCGCAAAGGTGCGAGAAGACTTGTTCACCGACCAAGAAGCCGTGTATATTCACGACATCAACAAGCTAATGGAGGAAACATGATTCCGTCCCAATGGGCCAAGAAAAAGGCAGAGCCGAAGGCTGAAGAGCCTGTAGCCGAAGCCAGTGAACCCGTCGAAGGCGAAGAGATTCTCATGTTTGCTGACGAAATCCATGAAGGCGACTGGAGGGTTGGCATTCAGGAACAATGGGATGCCATGCAACTGAATGTCAACCTGAAAGCCCACGACTACATCTTTATCCTGAAAGACACCGACGTACTCGACGATACGCGACTTGTCAGAGCGTGGACTCGCGAGCTTTCCGGTGTCGCCTTCTCCGCGATCCGTTATTCAATGTACGAAGGCGACCAATACCGGATAGATGGCACACATAAACCTTGTTACTCGTATCCGCTGTTCCCTTACATCGAAGGCGGAACGATGGTGCAATACGGTACCATTATGGTACCAAATTACTCACTCGTGTATCAATATATTCAAGAACCGCATCTCACGATCTTGAACTACGACAACTACAACCAGGATAATGACACTACCCCCACCCTCGAAACAATCCAGTTCGGCTCCGTCGTCTAAAACCGTAACGGGTGCCACCGGAACCAAATTCGATGTATTGGCCGATATCGAAGTCAAGTGGTGGATACGCGCCCGCGACCTTTATCTCGACCAATACAAGTTCGACAACATCGCGGACATGCAGGACCTCGACCGTCTATTGCAATCAGAGCTGTTGTCGTTCCGGTGGGGCAATTGGCTCGCCCGTGAAGCTGATTACGATAAGAACGTCATTGATGAACCTGTTGTCCAAAAATCTCTCATGGAGAAGGACCGCGAAATTCGGTTGCTGAAAAAGCATATGGGGATGGACCGCAAGGGTCGCGTCGAGTCGGAGTCTCAATCGACGGCTGATTATCTCGCTGAATTGAAGCGTCGGGCTAAAGAGTTTGGCGTACATCGCAATACTCAGGTCGCGAAGGCTATCGACTTATTTATGGACCTGAAAACCCTTATAGGGCTGAACGGACGCACCGATGACCAGGAACAGGCAGAGTTAGGCGTTACAGAGCACGATATCATCATGTGGGTTCGCGATACGGCTATCCCTGAGTATGAGGATATCGACAATGCGTTCCGTAAGAATCAGATGCTCTGGATTCGCAATATGTAGATTCGCCGTAGCGAACATTTGTTCCACTACATCTAGTGGTTGTCTATCCCGTCGTGTAACCGAACGGATGCGTACTCGTCAGGTTGTTTATCTCGCAGTTAGTTCGCTTATACGAAAGGCATGGTTCTTGTCTTTCCATACCCACCAGCCGACAACCTCGCCGTCCTTAACGATTTCCTCTTTGGCGGTGTAGTAACCCTTCCGGCCCTTAACTCTTACCTTAGCTCCAGGTTCTATCTTTTTCTGTCCCAAGTTCTCTCCTCAGTTCCAACATGCGGTCGAAGGCTTTTCCGGCCTTAGAGTTTTCGTTGTAATAAAAACGTTCCGGATGGACAGTATTTTTACCATCCACCACATTCTGTGCGTGGTCTACTTGAAACTGTCTCAGGTCGCCCGTACGGGCCTGACGGCGGATCAAGGCTTCTGCCTGTACTTTCGACCAATGCTGACGGTCGATGCGTGGGCGAAGTTTCTTGTAAAGTTCGGAGCATTCCATAGAACACGTCAC